CAGGGACCATTAATTCTGCAAGATTATCTGGAACTTATGATATTAATGTAAGTTTTGCATCAACTGCTGGTATTGCAACTGTTGCACAAGGATTAACAGGAACACCTAATATAGTTGTTGGTGTTGTCACGGCTACTTCTTTTGTTAAATCTGGTGGAACTTCAAGTCAGTTTTTAAAGGCTGATGGTTCAGTTGATACAAGCACATATTTAACATCATATTCAGAAACTGATACTTTAAACTCAGTAACAGGTAGAGGCAATAGCACCACAAATGGTATTTCTGTTGGTGTGCTCACTGCAACATCAGGTAATTTTAGTGGCATTATCACTTCATCTGGTGCTAATGTTTCTGGTGTCGTCACAGCATCTTCATTCTCTGGATCTGGTTCCCAATTAACAGGCATTGTAACTTCATTAACTGCCGGAACTGGTATTTCAATCAACCAATCTACAGGTAATGTAACCATCACTGCAACTGGTGGTGGTGGAAGTGGTGAAGGATTTTTTGTACAAAATTCTGCTGGTATTCATACACTCTCTAATGTTGGCATTGGAACTACAAATCCAACATCAAAACTAGATGTTACTGGTAACGTAAAAGTTTCTGGTATTGTCACGGCAACCTCATTCTCTGGTTCTGGGACTAATCTGACAGGTATTGTTACTTCCATTACTGCTGGTTCTGGTATTTCAATTGACCAATCCACAGGTAATGTAACAATTATATCAACGGGTGGTGCAGGTGCTGGAGTTTCTGCTCTAACATCAGCGGATAATTATATTATTACTCTGACTCCATCATTTAATGGAATTACAACTGCATTTACGATGCAGTACAATGGTAATAATTACTTCCCACTGAATGAACAACAACTTTTAGTTTCTCTTGGTGGTGTTATTCAAGAACCCACAACTGCATATACAGTTAGTTCTTCAACGATTAGATTTGCAAGTGCTCCAAATACTGAAACTGATTACTTCATTACAGCACTGAATACTGCTCCACTATCGAGAAATGCACAATCTTATAATGTCACTGGAGTTCAAACAAACTTTACATTAACCAATGGATATACAATTGGATATGTTGATGTTTATTTAAATGGTGCTCGTCTAGTTTCTGGTGATGACTATACTGCAACTAACGGTACAACAGTTGGTCTTACAAGTGTTGCACAAAATGGAGATGTTGTAGAAGTTGTTGGATATAAGGCTGTTAGTCTATCTACAGATGACTTGGTGATTAATGGAAATCTAAAAGTCACTGGTATTACCACTCTTGGAAATTATGTTCAGGTTGGAGTTGGCTCTACTGCTCTTATTGTTAATGGTGACGCAAGAGTTACTGGTATTCTAACTGTTGGTTCTTCATCAGTTACGATTGATGGTATCAACAATAAAATTAATGTTGGCACTGGACTTACCATAACTAATGGTATTGTTGCAACTGGTGTTATCACTGCAACAAGTTTTGTTGGTGATGGCTCTGGATTAACTGGAGCAGGTTCTACAGTTGTTGATGACACAAGCACTAATCAAACTTTGTATCCAGTATTAACTGCACAAACTTCAGGAACAATTACAGCATCGAAAGTTTCGACTACTAAGTTATCGTTCAATCCTTCTACTGGTGTTATATCTGCAACAACATTTAATGGAAATATTACTGGTACTGCAGCAACATTTACTGGAAATGTTTCTATTGCAGGAACCTTAACTTATGAAGACGTAACCAATGTTGATTCTATTGGTATTGTAACAGCTCGTTCTGGTGTTCAAGTTACTGGTGGCAATCTCTTAGTCGGTTCTACAAGTGCTACAGGAACAGCATCACAACCACTTCAAGTAACTGGTGGTGCTTATGTTTCTGGTAATCTTGGAGTTGGATTAACAAATCCAGGACAAAAACTAGATGTATCAGGTTCCATAAGAGCATCATCACAATTAATTTCTACAGTAGCAACAGGAACTGCACCACTTACAGTTTCTTCAACGACTGTAGTAAGCAACTTAAATGCTGACTTGCTTGATGGGTATAATGTGGGAACATCAGGCGCAACTATTCCTCTTATGAATGGTTCTAATACTTGGAGTGCTGCTCAAACTTTTACTGCAAATTTATCATTCAACACAACAGCAGCAGAAAGAGTTATAATTTTTAATAATGGAACAACTAATGTCTATTTTTATGGACAAACAGTTGCTGCTGGCGGAAATCAAGGTATGTATGATGGCACCAATGGGAGAGGTGTTTGGTATTATTCTCCTTCTGGAGCATCTTTTAATCCACAAATTGATACTAATGTTACTGGTGCAATTACAGCAACATCAAACATCACTGCATATTCATCAGACCGTAGATTAAAAGAAAACTTCAAACATATTGAAACTCCATTAGATAAAATACAGAAACTGAATGGATATACTTTTGATTGGAATGAGAAATCAAAAGAACTAGGATTCACTCCAAAACACGAAACAAATGACATTGGTTTGATTGCACAAGAAGTTCAAGAAGTTCTTCCTCAAGCAGTTGCACCAGCACCATTTGATATTGATTTTACAGATGAAAAGAAAACATCAAAATCAGGAGAAAATTATTTAACCATTCAATATGAAAGATTAGTTCCACTTCTTGTTGAAGCAATCAAAGAGCAGCAAGAGCAAATAAATACACTTAAAGAAGAAATTAATAACTTGAAAAAATGATAAACTATACTTGGAAAATACATTCGCTTACAAAGAGAACTATAAATACTATTGATAGTGTAGTATTCACGGTTGTATGGGAAAAATTTGGTATTGATGAGGATGGTTATACTGGTTCCGTAAAGGCAGCAGCAAACTTTAATATCGAAGATATTGATGAGAGCTCTTTTGTACCTTATGAGCAATTAACGGAAGAAATTCTGATTAATTGGGTGAAAGATTTTATTAATGAAGATTCAGTAAATCAAGGTATTGAAGCAGAAATAGAGAAAGCAAAGTCTAATTGGATTCAAATAAATGATGGCGAGTTTCCTTGGAATGTAGTGGAGGAATAATAGATGGTACTTCCAACAGGTACTATTTCAATGAGCCAAGTCAATACAGAACTTGGCATCAGTCCATCAGCAACTACTATCTCGCTTAATCAAGCAAACGTAAGAGCACTGGCGGGTGTTCCTAGTGGTACTATCTCAATGGATAACTTGAGAGGTAAGAGTGCTGTACAAATATCGTACTATCCAACAGCAAACCAAGGAAATGTAACTACTGTACCTAAATCTAGTGGATTTAGTGTCAGCACTGCTGGGCAATACGTTATGACAGTTAATGCTCCATTTAGTGCCCCATTTATTATGTGGGGAGCTGGTGGATCTAGAGGTAATGATAATGTGTCTGGTGGTGGTGGAGCTGGAGGATCATCTTCAGGAACTTTAACTTTATCTCCAGGAACAAATTATGTATTTGTTGTTGGAGGAAGTGCTGCACAAACTCAATTTGCATCACCATTTGGTTCTGGTGGTCCCGGTGGAGGTCCAGATGCCTTTGGTGGTGCTGGTGGTGGATATACGGGATTATTTGTATCTTCAATTTCACAACCAAATGCAAGAATAATGGCAGGTGGTGGTGGGGGTGGAAACGGAACTGATGCCGGTAACCAACCACCAACACATATCGGCGGTGCTGGAGGAGGAACTTCGGGACAATCTGCGCCTGGAAGTGGTGGTGGTGGGGGTGGACAATCAATACCAGGTTCGTTTACCGGAGGAACTGGTGTAACTAGAGGTATTAATCAAGGTTCTGGAGGCGGCGGAGGAGGAGGATTTAATGGTGGTGGCGGCGGCAACAAGGGGGGAAATGGTACTGCAGGTCAATCTGGACGTGCCGGCGGTGGAGGTTCTGGATATATTCATCCAAGTGTTACTGGAGGCTCGACAACTGGTGGAACCGGAACAACTGCAGGAAATCCTACATCGCCATACAGAGGAACTTCTGGAAATCCCGGTACTTCGGGACTATTTGTTCTTATTGGTTCTTAAAAAATATTATATATTTCATTAAAAAACATAAATACCTAAAAACATTATGAAATATACTTGGAGAATACATTCTTTAACAAAAGAAACTAGAAATTCAATTGATGACGTAGTTGTTGAAGTTCTCTGGGAAAAAATTGGTGTTGATTCAATAGACTATCATAAAGGCTCGGTAAAAAGAAAAACAGAATTTACCGAAGAACAACTTAAACCAAATTCTTTTATTCCATATTCTGATCTAAAAAAGCAGGACATAATTAATTGGATTAAATCTGTAGTAAATGAAGAGCAAATAAATAATCAAATCGAGATTGAAATTAATAAATCAAGAGTGAACCGAGTGTTGGTCAAAGAAGAAGATTTTCCCTGGAACAAGAAGGAGAAATAACATATGGTTTTACCATCAGCACCTGCTTCAATTTCAATGAGCCAGGTAAACACTGAACTTAGTAATCCTTCAACATCCACTATTTCATTAAATGATAGTGGAGTAAGAAACTTAGCAGGTTCTCCTTTTTCAACACCAGCAACGACAATCTCAATGAATGATTTGAGAGGTAAAAGTGCTGGATTAACTGCAACAGGAGGTACAACATCTACTCCTGGTGATGGCTATAGATATCATATTTTTGATACAACAGATACTTTCAGTGTTAGTTCAGCACCACCAACTCGTAATACAGTTGAGTATTTTGTGGTTGCAGGCGGTGGTGGTGGAGCAGCTGCTCCTGGTGTTGCTGCAGGTGGTGGTGGAGGTGCTGGTGGATTTAGAACTGGAACTGGATTCCCAATCACAGCAACAAACTATCCAATTACAGTAGGACCTGGTGGTGGTTCTAGTGGAAATGGAAGTCCATCAATATTCTCTACAATTACATCAACTGGTGGGGGTGCTGGTGGTTCTCCTGGTGGTTCTGGTGGTGGTGGATTTTCCCCTGGTGGTAGTGTAGGTTCCGGAACTCCTGGACAAGGAAACGCTGGTGGAGCTCAATCAGTTCCAAACCCAAATGTAAGAAGTGGTGGAGGTGGCGGAGGTTCTGGATCTACTGGAGGTGCTGCAGGAACTACTGCTGGTAATGGAGGACCTGGCTCACCAGTAGGATGGACTGTCGGTGGAGGAACTTATTCTGGCGGTGGTGGTGGAGGTTCAATGGTGTACTTCCCATACCCACCGGGAACTTATGGGCCTGGTGGTGGTGGTCCTGGTGGTGGTGGTCCTGGAGGAAGATATTCGTTTGCATTTCCAGGCGTTCCAGTCACAAGAACTCTTGCCGGTAATGGTACAATAAATACTGGCGGTGCTGGTGGTGGTGGAGCAAACAACCCAGGACAGGGTGGATTTACTACTATGGATGGAGGTTCTGGTGGTAGAGGAAGAGTTGGTATTCGTTACTTATACCCATAAAAACAATGGCAAATTTCGCAAAGATAATCAACAATAATATAGTTGAAAGATTAGTTGCAGTATCTGACGACGAACTAATTGATGAAAATGGACAAGAGAATGAAGTTCTTGGTATTGCATTTTTGAAAGAACTTTTTGGGTATGATACTGAATGGGTTCAAACTTCTTATAATAATAATTTTAGAAGCAAGTTTGCTTGTATTGGAGATACTTATGATAGAACTAGAGATGCATTTATATCACCAAAACCAGAAACTAATCCTTCATGGGTGTTAAATGAACAATCCCTAAGATGGGAACCACCCATTCCTATTCCAGTTGAAGAAGGATTCTATTTCTTATGGAATGAAGAAACTCAAACATGGAATAAATATTCAATTCCAGAACCAGGTCCAATAACACAAACTTTTGAATGGGATGAAGTAAATCAAGTATTAATTGTGAGAGATATCGATGAAGAAACTACTACGTAAACTATTTTCAAAACCATATACTTGCTGTCTAGAAATGCATAATGAACTAGGATGCTATTGTTCTGTGGAGCATCCATGCCCACCAGCAGGAGAAGATGGAGCTGTAGAATTTTTTGACAAGTATCATTTCATGATTGTTCATCAAATTGCTCATAAGGCAAACGAAGAAATTATTCAGGATTTGATTTCAATTCTTGGACCAAGAAAAGCAAGAGTTCAATTTGCCGGAAAAAGAATTTACTTCAATGACCGCAGGTATATTGATTTACCTCATGATGGTATCTTTGTTTACGACGAAAACAAAATCGATATGACAGTCTAAAAACTGTCCTAGACCCCTCCAGAATCGCCTGTGAGGGGTCTTATAGTGTCTGAGCAACCACAGACACCTATGAAGTATTCAAGTCTAGATCGTCTGATTTTTGTTGGTTCCTTTGTGTGGTTCATTCACTGGACAACAAAAGTTTCTGCAGCTCTTTTGAACTTTGTATTCTGATGCTTTCATTATACACTAGTGGATACAATTACAGCAAGAAACGCTGTGAAAAAATTGTAAATTGGTTTATTCAAAAAGAACTTCCGCGTTACAAATTGGAAGTCTCTGTCAATCATCGCGGAATGTTGCGTGATGGAGTTTATGGATGGGTTGGTGTGACTGATTGTGACCATAGACCTCGGGCATTTGAGATCGAGATGCATAATCGATTGTCACTAGAACACTATACAATTGTATTACTTCACGAGTTGTGGCACATTAATCAGCACGTTAAGGGTGCTCTTCGAGATAAGTATGGTAAGAGACATTGGAGGGGTATTGATCATTCTCATCTGGACTATTCTGATCAACCGTGGGAACAACAATCTTTCATAATGGAAAAAGTGCTCTACGAGGAATATCTAAACTACTTGACAGATACCCAACAATCCCTCTAGAATACCTTTGTTGGGTTTGAAGACAAGTTGGCTAAATATTTCTTTAAGAATCTTATGAAAACTGTTGAACGTCATCGATACAATAGAAAGGATATTATAGAGACTCGTAGATTATCCTTTGAACCTTATCGATACTCTGAAAACAACCTAAGTCTGGTGATGGGGTTGATTAAACGCAATCTCACACCAGATCTTTTGACACCTAGGTATCGTCCAGAAAATAAAACAAATCCAATGTATGGATATTGCTATCCATCTACACAAGCATTGTTCTACTTGATGGATACTGATTTATTAGTTCCAATGGTTGGAACTGATTATCGTAATGAGTATCATTGGTGGTTACAAGATGGTAAGAAAATTTATGATTTAACTGCTGAACAATACTATTCAGTCGGTAAAATTCCACCTTATCATAATGGAAAGAAAGGTAAATGGTATGGATGGGGACAGAGACCACAACAAAGATCATTGGATTTGATTGTACGAGTTCTTGGAAGTAATGTGACGGATGAACAAGTGGCACATACAGGTTGACATTCCCACTCAGATGTCTTATATTACTTGAGTCGGTGAGGGAGGGAAACCAACCAATCTGACGGTTCCGCTGCCTTAAAGCGTGTTTACCTTACTTTCATTTTGTCATTATGACTACCGTTTCTTTTGCCGACAATCAAGTCGGTTCTTATTCTCAGAAAGTTTCTGGTCTCAAACTTCTTGAAGATCCTAAATTTTCTAAACTTTTTAAAATGGTCGAAGATAATAAAGACCAAGTTGCAGTAATCTATCCCGAAGGAGAATGTGCTCTTTCTGTAGAAGATTTTGTTCAGAAACAAAAAGAACAGACTGAAGAAAAGAAAACTTTCTCTGTTGCAGTTCCTGCCAACCTTATTGAGTATGCACAGGGACAGATTCGTTTGATTCAACCTGATTTTTGTGAAGAAAACTTCAAAAACTATAAGTTTAAAGTTAATTTTCAAGAATCCGAAACTCCTGTTTTTATCTTTGACGAAAGAACTGGTAAGTTTCAAGTAACCAAAAAGCAGCACACTACGATGCAGGCATTGGCTATTGCCGCTTCAACTGACCTTACTATGACTATTAGAGGTCGTGTGGTTGCTTTTAACTCGAACGTTCCTAAAAAAACTCGTGAACTGGAAGCTTCTAATATTTTCTATCGGGAAGTTAAGTCGATTAACACTACCAAAGATTGGGAAAAGTTGGAGCACCGTTGTCAACTTGGTGAGCAAAGTGCTCTGAATACTCGTGCTTTCTATCTGAGTATTCCTTATCTTACTTGGCAACCCGTTTCGCACGAATTTCCTCTTGTTTCTGGTGCAAAATGCTGCATCACGAAGGTTCGTGAGATCGAACGCCTTGTAGGATGGGCAAACAACGACGATCGTCCGAATGTTCTTACGAAGATTGTAAAAACTCTTTCCGAAGAAATCAATTGGGATAAAGAGTCTGATTCTAAAGAAATCTCTGCATACCTGATCAAGGCACTTTACAACTTTGATAAGGTCGTTGTACCTATCTATGAGGAAAAGACTGGTAAAACCTTTGATACTTGTGACTTTATCGTAGGTTACTTCAAGAACAAGGTTCGTAAACAGTCTATGGTGATTGGCAGCACTAAAGATACTAAGGGTGCTTGGCTTCAAGTTCTTCAAGTATGCAATCGTGTCAACAATTATATGACTTGTGAAGGAATTGTTGAGGAAGCTTTCTTTACTTCCAAAAACAAGGACTTTGTGAATGCAATCACTAATCTTTGCAATTCTAATCGTAAAAAAGGTAATCTGACTCCTGAAAAGGAAATCAAAGGTCAAATTGTCGCTCGCTGCGATTCTTTCTGAACCAGTTTCTAAACTGTCACACTGGACTCCTGCGGGGGTCCTTTTTCCGTTATAATATTCCCATATTCAACTGATGAGACCTGTGTTCCAACTGCGTCCTCACCAACAAAAAGCACTTGACGCTCTTGCTAAGTATCTGAAAGGTATCTGTGTGTTTCCCACTGGTGGTGGTAAGACCAATGTGGGTATCTTTGATGCAATGCGTGTGTTTCAATCTGAAACTCCTAAGACTGTTGTAGTTGTTGCTCCTCGCATTCTGCTTGCTGAGCAGCTGTCTTCTGAGTACCTTGAGTTTATCACTAACGTTGCTGTTCTGCACGTTCACAGTGGTGAGACTCATCACTTCAGCACCACGAAACCCTCTGAGATTCAGCACTGGAATCAAATTGTGACTTGTGCATTCAATCCTGATGCTCCCAAACACAAACTGATCTTCACCACTTACAACTCTCTTGGTCAACTTGCCAAGGCAGGAATTGATGTAGATACGATTTACTTCGATGAGGCACACAACAGCGTTCAACGCCACTTCTTTCCTGCTGTTGAGTATTTCAGTCAGGAAGCAAAGCGTTGCTACTTCTTCACTGCAACTCCTAAGTATTCTGCCACCATCTCCAAGCCTGGTATGAATCTGACCGAAGTCTATGGTCAGATCATTGCCAAAGTTCCTGCTCCTGAACTTGTGAATGGTGGTTACATCATTCCTCCTAAGGTTGTTGCTAAGCAACTGCAGATGGTTCAGAAAGGTGACAACATCGCTCAGCGTGACCGTGACAATCTTCTGGAAGTTCTGGAGGAGAATCCTGTCAACAAGATTCTGATTTGTGCCAAGGCAACCAAGCACATCATCAATCTGCTGTCTGAGACTGACTTTGCTCACGTTCTTGCTCTGCAAGGTTATTCTGTGATGCACATTACTTCTAAGCACGGTGCATTCATCGACGGTAACAAAGTGAACCGTGAGGTGTTCTTTGACACTCTGAATGCCTGGGGTCGCAATCCTGACAAGAAGTTTGTGGTTCTTCATCACAGCATTCTTGCTGAGGGTATCAACATCGCTGCACTGGAGGCAGTGGTCTTTATGCGCGATATGGACATTGTTGGTATCGGTCAGACTGTTGGCCGTACTCTTCGTCTGCATCCTGATGATGCTGCTGGTATTAGTAACGGTCAGATTGCTGCTGGTAACCTGCAGGAATACACCAAATCTTATGGTCTGGTGATCTGCCCTGTGTTCTCCAAGTCTACTGCCAACGCTGCAAAGAAGATCCAGAATGTTGTGGACATTATCTTTGAGCAGGGCGATGTTGCTGTTTCTACCATTCGGAGGTGATTATGAGGGGTGAATGGTGTTGCTTTGAGAATCACTTCAGTGCATCTGATTGTCAGATTATTCTAGAAAGGTCTAAAAATCTACCCCTGAGTGACGGTGCTCTGGGAGTAGATGGCATTCCTGCAAACGAAAAGATCAGAAAAAGCAAAGTTAAATGGTTGGAGGTCGAACAATTTCAAGATGTATTCGCTGAAATGTGGAAAATTGCGAAGAAGGCCAATGATTACTGGTTTGGATTTGACCTTAAGGTTCTCAAACTGATGCAACTTGCAGAGTACAACTCCGAATATAAAGGTAAGTACAGTAAGCATCAAGATGTATTCTGGGTCAATCCAACGCCCTACCATCGTAAACTGACGTGTGTGCTACAATTGACAGATCCCACCCAATACACTGGAGGAGAGTTGGAACTCTTTGACTGTGATGTGATTCCTGATCAGAACGCTCTACGTTCTCAGGGAACTGTTATCTGCTTTCCGTCGTTCAAGTATCATCAGGTGAATCCAGTTACCTCTGGTGTTCGCCATAGTCTAACCTGCTGGTTTGAGGGACCTAAGTGGCAATGAAAGATTGGAAACCCTACTGTGAGACTGCCTATCACGGTCTCCGCTGCAACCTGGGGAACTGGGGGAAACCCGAGTTCGCCCGACCCATCACCCGCATCTACTATTTTGGCGTTTTTGACGCGGGGAACCCGAATCCAACGGGGTTTATCACGGAGAATGCACTTAAAAACAAAGAAAAAAGGGGGAAAACGGTCTTAGATCACTGCTTATCACCCCAATTTATCTGCAGAATGATACTGGACAACCCAGAAACCCATCTTTCTTCGCTTGAGGCATTCCAGAGGGTCTACTGGTACTCCACCCGCACCATCGTGGTCACTCAGGAGGAAAATGAAGCTCTTTCGGCACTAACTTCCAATGATGGTAACACTTATCAGGTCAAAGTTCCCACTAATTTGAAGTACAATTATTTGGGAATCAAATTGTATCAGAGACCTGAAGGTAAAACACGTTGGAACCTTGCAGAAGAAGTCCAGTCTAATATACTGGACGTACCACAAGAACTATTGAATTATGAGGAGAAATTCCTAGTATGAAAGAAGGATTTGAAACCAAAGATGGATACGCTGCTGTACCCTGGGGGAAACGGTTGGTTATTATCTACAACGGAGAACAATTGACTGATGTGAGCACCGTAAATCAAGCACAGAAGTTTATTAAAATACATAGATCCAGTCCTCAAACTGGTACAGTGTTTGTCAATTGACCCCTTTATCACTTATAATACAGTTTCAATCAAATCACAATGATTAAAACCAAACAAAAATTTGTAAATGTAATTCCTAAGAGTTCTAAGGCAAAGAATCGCTTTGTGAACATTATGAATTCATTTCACGCTTGCCTTGTAGAGCAAGAAATTGACGATATGATGTTTCTTGTTTCTCTGAATAGGCAGTATTGCTTTTGGGTTCAAAAAACTGGTAACGAACATTGGAGTATTGTAAAATGAAAAAACTGATTCTTCTTACTGCACTTTTGTTCTCTTCTCCTGTATTTGCACAGGAAGTTAAAACATATCGTCCATTTCGTTATGAAACTCCTTGTATTCTAGAGCAAGGTATTCAAACTTATCCTGATACTTGTGTAGTAGTTGAAACCCGTGAAAAAGGTGGAGCACTTCGAACTCGTAACATTTATTCCAATAAACATCGACTAACAATCAAAGGACGATTTGATAAAGAGAAAGGTTATATGACTTGGGATAGTCATAATCAATTTGAATATAAGTGGGATTATAAAGTTGGTGGTGTTCAGGAACTTGGTGTCTGGACATATGTAATGCCTGGATTCCTAGTACAAAATGTAAGTTGGGACTAATTATTAAAATTTTATAAACTGTATTAAATAGTAATAGAATAAAGGAAAGTTATGGTTGTTTTACTTTCAACCGTGATTTCTTGTTCGCAAGCCTTTGCGATAATAAACAAAATACATAGGGTTATTGGACTGACTGAGGTTCAAAAAACCGAAATCGTACAAGAAATTCGCAATGTTATCCCTAGATGTCCAGTAATTGTTGTTCAGGAGAAAAAGAAATGAGTGTATATAGATCAGCAATCGATTTAATGCTGGAAGATCTCCAAAAACATCACAGCGACATTAGAGAATTGGCAAAACATCTTGGATGTGAAAAAGAACTTGATGAGATCAAACTTGATCTTATAGAATACCTATACACTAAGAGGCCTATTCAATGACCTCATATTATACATATCTGACTATATTTTGTATTCTTGCATATTTTATTGTTACTGATCAAAGTTTCGCCAAGTACATTATAATTCTTGGTAAACAGTTGCAGATCAAGTGGGCAATTTTTTATTGGTGGTTAAAAAATAATCCTGCAAATCCAATCGTAGCATATCGAATGAAAAGAAAATCTATGAGGATGGCAGAAGAACTGATGAAAGAACTAAAAGACAAAAAGTAAACTGTCCACTACCTCTTGACTTTGTAGTCAGGAGGTTTTATAGTAGGTACATATAAATTCATACCAATGACCTACAAAGCACGACTCAAAGTTTCTTTTGACACCGAATGGACCTCTAATGGGTATGGTGTTTATGATGATGAGACACTTCCGGAAGAGCATTATACCTTTGAAATTCCTACTGAAGACCTCAACAGTATTCAATTGTTCCGCTTCTTTGGAACGATTGCTCGCACGATGGGACATTGTGAGCAAGGTATTATGAAAGGTGCTTGTGCTCTTGCATTTAATGATATGCGTAGTTTTGAGGATATGAAGAAAGTTGCTGATGAGTATGACTTGTTTCTTGCAGAAGAATATAGAAGCAAAGTCATTCCTCTGGAGAATAAGAATTATGAACTGGAAAAGCAAGTTCGTGACCTGAAAGCAAAACTTGCACGATGTGAGAATCCTGATGCTGAACAGTATCTTGATGAAGAGATTGAAGCAATGACTGCGGAGGAAGAAAATCTGAATGAGTGACACTGATCCTACAGCACCTCGGTATGAATTTATCTCATACATAAGGTGCTGTGAAAGCCTTGAGGTTAAACCATCACTTCAAAGATTTATGGCGTATCAAAGATATTTTAGGGAGATTATGGATGAAAAAATGGTTGGATAGTATCTTTAACTTTAGTTCTACAATTACTTGCTTTGATGATAACTGGGTGACTAAATCTGTTGCTGAAAAAATTGAAGAACTTGAAGAAAGAATACTTAAACTTGAGGATGAAAATATTTCATTAACTAATGAACTTTATCGTCTCGAAAACTCTTTAGATGCTCGTGTTGATATGCTTGTAATAGAGAATCATATCAATAAAACTATTGACTAATTGAAATTTCATTGGTAAAATTAAAAAAAAATTCATCAACATCAATGGACTACAAAAAATATTCGCTTGAAAATCTTGAGAATTGGCTAAACGATGCAATGTCTGCGAGTGGAGCAACACCGCAGGAGATTTATGATGTAATTGTTGGTGTGGTAAAAGAAAGTTATTATTATCATAAAGATCAAGCAAGTCGTGCAAATGAACTTCTTGGACTTTTGAATAGTGGTGTTGACAATAACAAGTATGATGATTATTTAAATAAAATCTTGAGTTGTGATGCGAATAATTCTTCACCCGAATGCCAAGATGCTTGGAGTGACTTTTGGGAATCAAGTCACGAAGAATATTTGAGAGTTAACAATGACAAAGTTGTAAAGTGGCAACTTTCTACTCAAGTTGATGGATTGACTGGAGATTGTTATATTGAGTTGCCTGATGATTTACTTCAAATTGCCGGACTTAAAGAGGGTGATACTGTAGAATGGATTGATCGCAATGATGGTAGTTTTGAAATGAGGAAAGTAAATGGCTCTAAGTAAATCTGTAGAAGAAAGTCTAAAGGAAGCAGAACAAAGTCTAAGAAATGCTTTGGCATTCGCAGCTCGTCAAGAACGACCAGTAGTTTGCACAACAATTTCTAAAGTCATTCAAGAGATCGAAGCACTTCAAAGTCTCGATAGTTTAATGGATAAACTTGAGAATCGTATTCACGGTGATTCTGGTGGATTTGATACATTTTTTAATTCATAAAGAACTGTAACAACACTCCGAAAACAATGTTAAGGAACCATCACATAGGTATACATAGTGGTATAATTAACTTATATTCAATGAGAAATCTATGACACAAGCAAGATCAGGCGGTCCTAATCTAACACAAGAAGAATGGGATGAACTGATTGCCCTCAAAGAAGCAATTAAATATGATCCAGCATCAGTTCATTTTGAAAAGATGGAAAGGTTTACTGATCTTATGGTAAGATCTCTTGAAGGTAAAGGAGATCCTACTCCAGTTAAATAAGTGGCACAGGAGAAGTTGCACAGATTTCTCCTTTTTGCTATATTATAAAAATAGTCTCACACAAAATGAAAGCAGTCATCACCGCTATAATTGCTGCAGGAATTCTTGTTCCTACTTCAGCAGTTGCACAGCAAACAAATTACTATCAAGTTTGTAAGACATATCAAGAAAATTACGTTCCTGGTTATTATGACCAGTATGGAAATTATATTCCTGGTTATGTAAATCGTGTTAGTTATACTACCTCTTGTGGTTCTGGAGGTCCTGTAACATATCAACAACCAACTTATAATCGTAGGATTTGTAATCCTGCCGCTGGTGCAGCTATGGGTGCTGGTCTTGCAAGTGCTCTATCTGGTGGTTCTGGATGGCAAAATAGTGGCAGTTGGAATCGTAAATATAACCGAAACAGTTCATCTGGAAGTTGGTCTAACTCTTATAAAAATACTAGCGGTTGGACTTTATTTGGTGCTGGGCTCGGAGCACTTATGTATAGTTGCTGAGACAGTTCTCAAACTGGCACACGGGGGGATCTCAGGGCACTGGGGACCCCTTATAATATATGAGTAATCGACAGACGCCCCAATGGCAACTCGTGCTCGCATCGGTCTTGAACTCAAAGATGGTTCTATTCTGTCTGTCTATCACCACTGGGACGGTTATCCTGAGTGGTTGGGTCGCATCCTGAAGACTCATTACAATGCACGTTCTCTTGCTGAAGAACTGATTGATGGTGGCGATATGAGTTCTTGCTGGACTGATTCTCGCTGGGATGATAGTGCAGTTAAGGGTGTTTATGGACCTGAGTATTATTCTCAGCGTGGTGAAGATTGTCCTCCGCGTCTTGATGCTGACCTTTGTGAGTATCTGCTTTCCATCAATGCCGAAGAGTATCACTATCTCTTCCGTAATGGTAAGTGGGTTTGCTATGAAATCAATCCACTTGGTCTCGAACTTCCCAAAATTGTTGAAATTCCCTCTGGAGCACTTGCAGTATGACAGAAGATCTTTACACAATTGAAGAATTTTGCACCGTTGGATGGACTCCTATTGCATCTAAACTGAC